GCACACCTTTGCAAGGTCATATTTCCGAATTCCTAGCTGGCAACAACTTTAGCTAAATATGAGCATTAAATACCAGTGAGGTAACGTAATAATGGTGCGACATCCATTCGCATAAATATAAATATAACAAAGGAGAAAACAACTAATGGCTATCCAGATTGATCTTTCGACATCGCAGTATGGCACACCATTTTCAGGCGCATACTTCCGCATTGCTACAGCAGCAATCAGTCGCCAGCGTGCAAGTGACGGGCCTAAGTTTTCTGTTATGATTGACGTTGCAGGCTATGCCACTGGCACACCTGACGACGATACGCGTGAAGTTGACTTTCGCCGTTATCACGCTGATTTGGCTGATGTTGAGGTTTGTGACGGCACGCAGTTTCTCGACAAGTGCTATGCTTGGGTCATGGCTCAAGATGACATGAATGGTTCGGAGGCTGTATAATGAGCATTGTTATCGACTACACAAAAGGCTTTGTCGAAGGTTCTCCGCTAGCGGAGAAGGTGGGAACGATCACAGGCACAACTCTTGACCTGACTTCTGGTAACGTGTTTAGCTACACCCCTGTAGCGGAAACTACGTTTGTGTTTAGCAACCCCCCTACGACGGGTACTGCCCTCGGATTTACGTTGGGGCTAACTGGTCTGTTTATCGATGACGGCTATAACCTAGCTAATGCAGAGCCACCTGTGTATGGGGCGTTCAGTGTTGCTGCTCAAGAAAGCCAGCCACAAGGTATATTCTTCAAACCCGATGGGACAAAAATGTACGTTATCGGGTCCGTTGGAGATTATGTAAACGAATATGACCTAAGCACGGCTTGGGATGTAACGTCGGCCAGTTATCTACAGAACTTCAGTGTTGCTGCTCAAGAAAGCCAGCCACAAGGTATCTTCTTCAAACCCGATGGGACAAAAATGTACGTTATTGGGTCCGTTGGAGATTATGTAAACGAATATGACCTAAGCACAGCTTGGGATGTAACGTCGGCCAGTTATCTACAGAACTTCAGTGTTGCTGCTCAAGAAAGCCAGCCACAAGGTATCTTCTTCAACCCCGATGGGACAAAAATGTACGTTATTGGGTTCATTGGAGATTATGTAAACGAATATGACCTAAGCACGGCTTGGGATGTAACGTCGGCCAGTTATCTACAGAACTTCAGTGTTTCCGCTCAAGAAATCCAGCCACAAAGTGTTTTCTTCAAACCTGATGGCACAAAGATGTATGTTATTGGGTCTTTTGGAGATGATGTAAACGAATACGACCTAAGCACAGCTTGGGATATCACTACGGCTAGTTACCTTCAGAACTTCAGTATTGCTGCTCAAGAAGCAAGTCCACAAAGCATCTTTTTCAAACCTGACGGCTCAAAGATGTACGTTATTGGGGATACTGGAGACGCAGTCTTTTCCTACACCCTAAGCACAGCTTGGGACGTAAGCACTGCCAGCTTTGATTTTCCCACTGAAGGGTACTTTAGTGTTGCTGCTCAAGAAATAAATCCACAAAGCATCTTCTTCAAACCTGACGGCTTAAAGATGTATGTTCTTGGGTCTACTGGAGACGACGTAAATGAGTATGATTTAAGCACAGCTTGGGATATAGCTACGACCAGTTATCTACAGAACTTCAGCGTTGCTGCTCAAGAAACATTTCCAACCGGCATCTTCTTCAAGCCCGATGGCACTAAGATGTACGTTATTGGGGTGGCTGGAGATGATGTTAATGAGTATGATTTAAGTACTGCTTGGGATGTAACTTCAGCATCTTACTTGCAGAACTTCAGTGTTGCTGCTCAAGAAACAGCTCCATCCGGCATCTTCTTCAAGCCCGATGGCACTAAGATGTACGTTACTGGGTATGCTGGAGACGCCGTAAACGAGTATAATCTGAGTACAGCTTGGGATGTAACGTCGGCCAGTTATCTACAGAACTTCAGCGTAGTTGCTCAAGAAACATTTCCACAAGGCATTTTCTTCAAACCTGATGGCACTAAGATGTACGTTATTGGGTTCAGCGGACAACGCGTAAATGAGTACGACCTAAGCACAGCTTGGGATGTAACGTCGGCCAGTTATCTACAGAACTTCAGTGTTGCTGCTCAAGACTCAATTCCAACCGGTATCTTCTTCAAACCTGATGGCACAAAGATGTACGTTACCGGGAATACTGGAGATGCAGTATGGCAATACTCAACAGGCTTTGTCGGAGATGCGACCTTCACATACCCTGCCTCTGTCGAGTGGGCGGTAGGTACACCACCTACCGCCCCTGGTGACGGTGAGACGGACATACTGACGTTCTTCACGCAAGATGGTGGCACAACTTACTACGGCTTCTTAACTGGAGCGGCAATGACATGAGTATTGCTAGAATGATGCAGATGGCGGCGGGGGCTTCAGCTGGTGGTGTTGTTTGGACAGACCCTGACTTAGCTAATGCAAGTTATGATAGTGTTAGCTTTAGTGTTGCTGCTCAAGAAACAAATTCCAGCGGTATATTCTTCAAACCTGATGGCACAAAGATGTACGTTATTGGGTCTAGTGGAGATGATGTCAATGAGTACGACCTAAGTACAGCTTGGGATGTAACGTCGGCCAGTTATCTACAGAACTTCAGTGTTGCTGCTCAAGAAAGCCAGCCACAAGGTATATTCTTCAAACCTGATGGCACAAAGATGTACGTTATTGGGTCTAGTGGAGATGATGTCAATGAGTACGACCTAAGTACAGCTTGGGATGTAACGTCGGCCAGTTACTTACAGAACTTCAGTGTTGCTGCTCAAGAAACATTTCCAACCGGCATCTTCTTCAAGCCAGATGGCACAAAGATGTATGTTATTGGCGAGGCTGGAGGCGATGTTAATGAGTACGATTTAAGCACCGCTTGGGATGTATCTAGTGCATCTTACTTACAGAACTTCAGTGTTTACGCTCAAGAAACAAATCCACAAGACATATTCTTCAAACCTGACGGCGCAAAGATGTATGTTCTTGGGCTCAACGGAGATGATGTTAATGAGTACGATTTAAGCACCGCTTGGGATGTATCTAGTGCATCTTACTTACAGAACTTCAGTGTTGCTGCTCAAGAAACAACTCCAACTGGCGTATTCTTCAAACCTGATGGCACTAAGATGTATGTTATTGGTGTGGATGGAGACGACACAATATACCAATATTCCACCGCATAAGGAGACCCAAATGCTACTCGTAAAAACATCAAACGGACAGGTAGAGCAATTCCCTTACACGCTCGGAGACCTTCGCCGTGACAATCCTAAGACCAGCTTCCCCAAGAAGATTGGGGATGCAATCCTAGCCTCTCACAGCATTTATCATGTGACGCCTGACAAATGTTATGCTTGGGTCATGGCTCAAGATGACATGAACGGTTCGGAGGCTGTATAATGAACATTGTTATCGACTACACAAAGGGGTTTGTCGAAGGTTCTCCGCTTGCTGAGAAGGTGGGAACGATCACAGGCACAACTCTTGACCTGACTTCTGGTAACGTGTTTAGCTACACCCCTACGGCTGACACTACGTTTGTCTTCAGCAACCCGCCTACAAGTGGCACTGCACTTGGCTTTACGTTGGTGCTGACTGGTCTGTTTATCGATGACGGCTATGACCTAGCTAATGCAGAGCCTCCTGTTTATGGGTTTTTCGATGCTAAGGCTCAAGAAACATCTTCAATGGACATCTTCTTTAAACCTGATGGGACAAAAATGTACGTTATTGGGTCCGTTGGACGCGACGTAAATGAGTACGACCTAAGTACAGCTTGGGATGTCTCTACTGCATCTTACTTACAGAGGTTCAGTATTTCTGCTCAAGAAACATCTCCAACCGGCATATTTTTCAAACCTGACGGAACAAAAATGTACGTTCTTGGGAATACTGGAGACGATGTTAATGAGTATGATCTAAGCACTGCTTGGGATATAACTTCAGCTAGTTACCTTCAGAACTTCAGTGTTTCCGCTCAAGACACAAGTCCACAAGGTATCTTCTTCAAGCCTGATGGCACAAAAATGTATATTATTGGGTCTAGTGGGGACGATGTTAATGAGTATGATTTAAGCACTGCTTGGGATGTAACTTCAGCATCTTACTTGCAGAACTTTAGTGTTGCTGCTCAAGAAACAGGTCCATCCGGAATATTTTTTAGGTCTGATGGCCTGAAGATGTACGTTATTGGGTTTGTTGGAGATGACGTAAACGAGTATGATCTGAGTACAGCTTGGGATATAACTTCCGCATCTTACTTGCAGAATTTCAGTGTTTTTGATCAAGAATCAGGTCCACAAGGCATATTCTTTAGGTCTGATGGCCTAAAGATGTATGTTATTGGGTCTCATGATGCAGTCTTTTCCTACACCCTAAGCACAGCTTGGGACCTAAGCTCTGCCAGCTTTGACTTTCCTACTAAAGGGTACTTCAGTGTTGCTGCTCAAGAAACAGTTCCACAAGGTATCTTCTTCAAGCCTGATGGCACAAAAATGTATATTATTGGGTCTAGTGGGGACGATGTTAATGAGTATGATTTAAGCACTGCTTGGGAGGTTTCTACTGCATCTTACTTGTATAACTTTAGTGTTTCCGCTCAAGAAACAAGTCCAAGTGACATCTTCTTCAAACCTGACGGAACAAAAATGTACGTTATTGGGAGGACTGGAGACGATGTTAATGAGTATAATCTAAGCACAGCTTGGAATGTTTCTACTGCTAGTTACCTTCAGAACTTCAGTGTTTCCGCTCAAGAAACAGAACCACGAGGATTATCCTTCAAACCTGATGGGACTAAGATGTATGTTACTGGCACTGTCGGCAGGGACATTAATGAGTATAACCTAAGCACAGCTTGGGATGTCTCTACTGCTAGCTACTTACAGAACTTCAGCTTAGCTGCTCGAGAAAGCCAGCCAATGGGTGTCTTCTTCAAACCTAATGGCACAAAGATGTATATACTTGGGGCCATTGGAGACGATGTTAATGAGTATAATCTAAGCACACCTTGGAATGTTTCTACTGCTAGTTACCTTCAGAACTTCAGCGTAGCTGCTCAAGATGAAGTTCCACAAGGCATTTTCTTGAAGCCCGATGGCACAAAGATGTATGTCGTGGGGGAAGTAACTGATGCAGTATGGCAATACTCCACAGGCACCGGACATGTGACCTTCACATGGCCTGCGTCTGTCAAGTGGGCTGGCGGATCGACACCTGATGCACCTGCTGGCGCTGCTACGAATGTCTATACATTTTATACGGAAGACGGTGGTACGACTTACTACGGCTTCTTAGCTGGAGCGGCAATGGCAAGGGCTTCAGCTGGCGGTGACGTGTGGACAAACCCTGACCTAGCCAATGCGAGTTATGATAGCGTTAGTTTTAGTGTTGCTGCTCAAGAAACAGATCCAAGCGGCATTTTCTTCAAACCTGACGGCACTAAGATGTACGTTATTGGGTTTAGTGGAGACGACGTAAACGAGTATAATCTAAGTACTGCTTGGGATATAACTTCTGCATCTTACTTGCAGAACTTCAGCGTAGCTGCTCAAGAAACAGATCCAAGCGGATTATTTTTTAGGTCTGATGGCCTGAAGATGTACGTTATTGGGTTTAGTGGAGACGACGTAAACGAGTATAATCTAAGTACTGCTTGGGATATAACTTCTGCATCTTACTTGCAGAACTTCAGCGTAGCTGCTCAAGAAACACTTCCAAGCGGATTATTTTTTAGGTCTGATGGCCTGAAGATGTACGTTATTGGGTATAGTGGAGACAAAGTAAACGAGTACGACCTAAGTACTGCTTGGGACGTTTCTACTGCATCTTACTCGCTGAACTTCAGTGTTGCTGCTCAAGAAACAAATCCATTTGGATTATTCTTCAAACCTAATGGCTCAAAAATGTATATTATTGGGTCTGCCGGAAATGATGTTAATGAGTATGACCTAAGCACAGCTTGGGATGTATCTAGTGCATCTTACTTGCAGAACTTCAGTGTTGCGTCACAAGAAACATCCCCACAAGACGTCTTCTTCAAACCTGATGGCACAAAAATGTATATTATTGGCATCAGCACCGACACCATATACCAATACTCAACAACATAAGGACAACCTAAATGCACGTTAAAATCACAAACGACCAGCCCGTAGAATTTCCCTACACAATCGGACAATTTCGTCGTGACCACCCTAAGACTAGCTTTCCTCGCATCATTCCTGACACGATGCTGAAGCGCCACCTGGTACATCCAGTGATTGAACTGTCTAAGCCAGCCCACGAGCCGTTGGTACAAAATTTAGTAATGGACGATATGCCTCACAAAGAGGTGATCCGTCTGAAGACAGAAAAAGATGCCACAAACCATATCACAGGCGATGTAGACCAGTCTCAGGTAGGTCAGCCTATTCACGGTAATCGCTGGTTCATTGGCTACACGGTCGTCAACAAGCC